CTGTTCCTTTTCCTGTCGGCGTCGGTCTTGCTGTTTTTAAGGTAAAGGTCCCCAGCTGCCTGTTTACAGTAAAATCTGTTCCCTCCAGGAGCGTGTCCTGTCCGCCGCTTGCGTTCGTTGCTTTGATGACTACCGCAGCCGTGTCGATGTTTGCCGCGCCGAGCTGGAAGGTCAGATGCGTATCGTCTCCCTCAAACCATTCGGTTCTTTTCGGTGTGAGCAGGTTGACCGGATTTAAGCTTCTTCCGCCTCCCTGATAGGTTTTCCCTATGGTTACAACCGGCACATAAGCAACCTCTTCCAGCATTTTTACTTCTTGGCCGTCGTAGACTAAGATTCCTTTTCCATCAAGAATGTAGAGTTTGGAATTGATCTGCTTTGATGTTGACAGCGCGTCTTTGACTCCTGTGTAGATCGCTTGTGCGGTTTCTGTTTCTTCGCTGTATAGGTATAGCTTTTCTCCCGCGTGGATGATCGTCTTTTTCATGCTTGGATTTTTCAAGGTGTGAAAGCCGTTGACTCTGCCGTCCAGCGTCACAACCGTTTCGTATCCATGCCGTTTTCGATTGTTTCCGACTGTCTCTCTGATCATGTTGACACACATCGGAGATCTTGACATTTCCACTTTTGACGGCGCGTTTCGCATATCAATGCCGGCAAAGTTTCGAATCCCGATTCCGTAAACAGTTTTTGCTTTCGGTGCCTGCATCAGCTCCACCCCCATCTGTCTATGAATCTTGGCCTTCCGAGCGGCATGCTCGGCTGCAGCCTTGCTTTTGCTTCTTCGTACTGTTCCCGCACGTAATATGCCAGGGAGCTGTCGTCATCCTCTAAAAGCTCCGCCGCAATAAAAATCGGAAGGATTGCTGCCACCTCCTGATCCAGCTCCAGCTCGTAATCGTCTGGCGTTGCTTCTGTAATCTCTCTCGGATACGCGTAATAGTGGACCTTGTAGTTTCCAGGCTTTCCTGCAGCAAGCACCAGGGTGCTGTCTCCCTCCCATCTGTAGTCGTGGAACTTTTCACAGTCTTCTTCTCGCACTACATCCGTGGAAACGAGCTTGTAAAAGTCCGGCGTCAGCTTCTTTAAATCAAATCTTCTGTTTCCCCCGCATTCCCATACAGTCTCATCGCTTTCAAATTCTATGCTGTATAAGGCAATATTTCGAAACTGGTACGGAAAGGCGCCCGAAAACACGATTTTAACGTTCTTTTCTTCTCCGGCAGGTATTTTCCCCTTGACCGTCTGAAAATCACTCTCTGCTTTGATTTCCTTCTCCAGCGCTAAGGTTTCTCCTGTATAGATCTTTACGTTTGCCGGTCCTGTAATCTCAAAGGAAAACGCCCTTGCGCCTTCGCTTTCAAGGATGATGTCTTCATTCAGATGCTGTCTTGTTTCAAGTATGGTAAACGCGCCCTGCAGATCCGGAATTTGAACGTTGTACGCCCTGATTAGAAATTTCCCCACAGAGGACAGGTCGTTCAGCCCCCGATTCGCTGCCGGTATGATGGCGTTCAGATAATCTCTCGTGTTTCTGGTCGGCGTCAGGCTTGTTACGGCCGGATCTATTTTTTTCAGCGCCGCCAGCTTGATTTCTTGCCAGTTCATTTTTTACTTCCCTTCGTTTTTCTCTTCACGCTCTGAGATTTCCTCTTCATCCGCAAGAGCTTCCTCTTCATCCGCAAATTCTTCCTCTTCATTCACAAGAGTTTCTTCTGCCTGTGCGCTCTCCTGCGCTTCCTTTTGTTTTTTCTTTGTCTTCTTCGGTTTCTCTTCCGGTTTTTCTTCCGGTTTTTCTTCCGGTTTTTCAACCTGCCGCGAAACGTAGTCTCCGCTTTCGAGGACTTCCTCAATGACAAAAAATCTTCCTGCATCTTCAAAATATTCGCCTTTTTTTAAACCTTTTCTTAATTCCATGTCGATTTCCTTTCTTTTTTCCAAAAACCTCAAAAAGAGGGAGGCTTTCGCCCCCCGTCTCTTAGGTAAGTGTCGTTCCGTCTGCCGCGCCGCCGACTGCAAACGCTCTCCAGTCGTTGAATCCCGCGGACCATCTTGCGTTTCCTTTCCAAACGTTGTCGTCGGTGTTTTCGTCGATGTAGGACTTCATGGTGAGATCCTTACGATCGTACCACAGCGCGCCGCCGTAGTCCTCGTTGTACTGTGAGGACATCAGGATGAACGGTTTTGCTGTGGTTCCGATGAACTGGTTCAGGTACGCCCATACGATGACCGTCCAGCGTCCGAAGGTGTAGTTGAAGCCGTTGTTTGAGGTGTTCGGGTCTTTATCCGCACCGATGGCTTCGAATACGTCCTTCTTCAGACCCGCATCGTTTGGGATGATGATCGTGTCCGGTGTTACCGCAAGGATGTTTCCGTTGTCGTCTTTTAAGTTCTGCATCTGGGATTCGATTTTTCCGAGTACGTCGTTTGTGAACGCGTTCGTGAATTTGTTGGACTGGTTTTCGCAGCCGCCTGTGATGGATGTGTGGCCGGTGTTGAATAAGGTCAGCCCGTCGTTTGCGGTTGTTTTGAAATTTTTGCCGCGGAACGCGATCGAAGTGCTTCCCGAAAGCGCGCCGCCAATCAGTGCCGCGCCGAACAGCTCTCTTGTTCTGTAATAACCGTTTAAGAACGCCGCCGGACGCTTTTTCAGATTCATCAGCACGCTGTCTTCTGCCATCTCCTGTGTGATTGCAAAAGAGTCCTTCCAGGTTTCGTGCTCGAATACCTGCCCGTATCCTTCCTGCATTTCGTCTTTCGGATACGCACCGCCCTCTCCTACCGGAGAGAATCCATGCATGGACGTCATGCCGGTTGCTTTTTCCGCGAAGTGCTTGGAAGCCTCTCTATGGAAGATCTTCTCCGCCACAGACAGATTCTCAAATGCTTCCGCTCTTTTTTCCATAAAGATTTTGATCGGTGTTTGACACTTTCCGTAGATGGAATCGTTGACACCGGATCCTTCTGAGAAAATAATGCCCATGTGTACCTCCTAAAATTTGATTAAGACGCCGTCTCCGGCCGCCTTCTCTTTGGTTTTGAAACCGATAATCTGCGCAACGCCGCTTGCAGTGGTTGCTGTGACGCGAATGCCGTCTGTGTCAAGGGTGACTTTGTCACCGATCTTCAGACCAGTTCCTGCAGCCGAAAGCGCCGCCTCGTAGGTGTCATCTTTGCTTACCCGGATCGCCTGTACAAACTCGCCGGCCGCTCCGGTCTTGTTTGCCACGCAGATGTATTCCGGTACGGCTGTTGCGGCCGTCTTTGCTGCGGCATCTGCCGATACACTCAGCGCCATGCCGATTTTATATGCTGTGCCCGCTCCGCACGGCACCTGCTCCAATGCCGGCTGGGACGCGCTTTGCGATTGATAGAGTTTCATCTATTTGCCTCCCTTCGTTCTAAGGTCTTCGCCTTTCTTTACGATGCCGGATTTTCCTCTTCCCGGTTTGAAAAGCGCTTCAACCTTCTGACTGCCTTTGTTTGTTATCTTTCCCGCGTAAGTAGGTTTTTTCATGCTTTTGCTCCTTTCGTGTACTTGTTGTGATACTTTCTGATTTCGTCTTTCGACATGCCCGGATTCATCTGCAGGCAAAGCTCCTCGATGTCTTTCGGTACGTCCGCAAGGCTCTTTCCGCCTGCCGCTCCGTTGAAGGTTTGGATGCCTGCTCTCGTGTCCTCTAATCTCTCTTTCTGGGAGGCCTGCCTTCCCCTTTGGATCTCTTTGTATGCCTGATCAATGTGCATGCCTTTGGCTTTTACTAAAAAGTCAAAGTAGTCCTGATCGGCTCCAAGATTTTGCAGGTCTAAAAGAGATTTGATCTCCGGGTTGATCCGTTTGATGTTCGCAAGCTCTCTTGTGAACATTTCTTCGTTTCGCTGACTGATGATCGCCTGCGCGATTTCACGCGCCCGGATTACGTCCGGATGGTTGGCGATCTGCTCGTCAAGCTCCTCCTCTCGCCGCGTTCTTTCCGCAGCAACTTCTTCTACCGTCCTTTGGCTTCTTGCCGCTTCGATGGCATCCGCCATCTCCTGCGGGCTTCCGTCATAGCCAAACTGTCGCAGCGCTTCCTGCAGCATCGCAGTTTCGGCTCTTGCTCTTCGCGCGTCTTCTTCCGCTGCTCTCGCCTGCTGCTCTGCCTGCTTTCGCGCCTGCGAAAACAGATGGTTGAGTTCCGGCGTCTGCTGATGGGTTGCGGCTCCATCTGCGTCTTCCTCCTGATCGAGCTCTGTATCAGTGAGGTCCTCCGCTCCTTCGTCTGTAGCTTCGCCGTCCTGGTCCACGACTCCATCCTGCGCTTCGTCTTCAACTTCCTCTTCAGTGCCGAATAAAGCGTTTAATTCTCTTTCATCCATGTTTTCTGTCCTTTCTTTTCGCGCCGGCTTTCTCTCGCGCGGCGCAGTGCTTTAGTAGATCTCCTCTTTTACGTCTTGTTCGTCAAAAATGTTGATCATTCTTTTCCCAATGTCTTTTTGGTAATTTTGACAGCCTGGGTTATCGCAGAAAAAAATCTGCTGCCAGTAAACTTTATCTCCTTCCTTCGCCGGCTGCCCGCTTTTTACCCTTGGATCACATCGGCATCTGCACTTCATCCTCTTCACCTCCTATCATGTCTGGCAGCATCATTTGCTGCGTCATTTGCATCTGCTGGATTTGCTTTGCTTCCTCTGCCTTCTGCTGCCAGCGTGTTACCTGGCGCTTTGCGTTCGGGTAGTTCATCGACTCCCTGTCTTTCCAGAATGTTAAAACTGCCTCCGGATCCTGCGGGTTTCCGTAAAGTCCCGCCTGAAAGTCCGCAAGCATCAGTTCCAGGTTGTACTGGCGATTTTCTGCGGAGCTTCCCGCCGCATCGGTTCCGATGAGAAACAGGTCGTTATAGTGCCAGTTTCCGTATTCGTCGCGTTCTAAAAACTCGTACCGGTTGAATGTGACGTCTTCTTCGTCGCCGGTCTCTGTGCGGAACGGGTAGTTTCGAGGCTCGTCCATGTAGGCAAGCGCAAACTCGAACATGCATCGGTATATCTGCCGGTAAAAGCTTTCTTTCATCACGACTTTGGATGCCTGCCGCGCCTGCGCACGGGAGATCTGCGCTTCCTTCGCTCTTCCGGAGGTTGCGGTCGTGTCCTGTTTTCCCTGTGAGGAGTCGTTGATGCCAAGCAGGGATTTTGCCCAAAAATATAACTGATTGATCAGGGCGATCTCCTGCGTGGTGTCAAATCTTAAATCAATGCTTTTGATCTGCGCCAGCTCATCCGGACTACCTATGTTGATCACCTGCAGCCCGTTCTCAAAGGTGAAGTCGCTCATCTTCGGTTTGGCGAGGATCTGGCTGCTGTTAAAGGCTTTCTCAACAAGTCTTGTGGCAAGTTTATTTGCTTTGTCCTGCATCTCAAAGATCATCTCGGCATCGGACTCCCCAAATACCATGTCTGCTTCGGATACGTTTTTTCTGATCGCGATCGGGTAGTGCCGCGGGATATAGTATGGGATCCTTGTCGGCTCTTCGTAGGCTGTTTCGACAATCTCCGTCATCGGACGATCTCCAATGACGTTCATCTGCTCGTCAAAGATTTGCTCGTATTGCTGCTCCATCTGTCCCGTCAGAGGGTTCATCTCCTCCACCGGAATCTCTTCCTGCCGGTATTTTAAGTTTCCGAATTCGTCTTTTGCTACGGTCGTTGCCGGTACCAAAAGCTCGCCCGCGCCATTCATGATATCTTCTGACAGCTCTTCGTAGTCAAGATGCTGCGTCTTCCACGTCTTGCTTCCGCAGGCGCATTTACTTTCCCCTGCCGGCTTTTGCATGCCGCATTTTGCGCATACCTTTTTGGAGCGCTGCTGAAATTTTTCATCGTCGATCAGGACTTTGTCCCCGACCCATGAGAAGGCGCCAATGCCGCCTTCTTCGTTTTTGTAAATTGCCCACTTCTGTGTGACCACATCGTCCGGCTGCTCGCTGACTCTGTCCGGATCCACTGTCTCCGCGTCCACATCCACGCCGTAGATTCTTTGGATGTTCTGCTTGGTATCTTCAAAGTCCAAAAAATAATAGTCCATGCGCTCTACATCGAAAATCCCGTCCTGCGGGATGAATCTTGTCGGCTTAATCAGGCGCAGATCAATGTCTCCGACACTGTTGTGCGTTTTGATCCTCGTGTTCCAT